ATCTAAAGTTATTTAATATTTATAGAAGTAAATATTTACATATATAATAGTAAAACATACGTTTGTAATGAAAGTTAAACACTCAAAGTTTAAAAATACTGCTATTTTGTTTGAATTGCTTGTTAAGCAAATTACTCAAGAAGTATTATCGAACTCAAATAAAAATATATCTGAGAAGATTATAAAAGAGTTTTTTAATTCCAATAAAGAATTGGCAAAGGAGCTTAAGTTGTATAATCAACTTACTAAAGAAAGATATACATCAGTTGATGATGCTAAATTATTTTTAGAAGAAATTATTACCGAAAGAAAGAAAATCGATGAAGGTAAACTTGCTAAAGAAAAATATAATTTAGTAAAAACTATAAAAGAATCGTATGATTTAGATAAATTTCTTTCATCTAATTTACAGAATTATAAGGTATTGGCTTCGATATATAAAGTATTTGAAACCAAAACTCAAGGTAGAAAAGTTGAAATTAGAGATTATATAGATTCTAATAACACTATATTAGAGCATATTACGAACAAAAGAGTACCTGTTAAACCACAGGATAAACTATACGAATCTTTCAAACAACAATCTGAAGATTTAAGATTACTTACATATAAGTTATTGATTGAAAACTTTAACAAAAAGTATTCAACATTAGATGAATCTCAAAAAAATCTATTAAGAGAATTCATCAATAACGTATCAAATACATCTACATTTCCTAAATTTATTGAGGAAGAAACAAAAAAGGTATTGACATCTTTGATATCAGAATCAAAGGGTATTACCGATAAAGTTACTAAGATTAAGATTTCTGAAATGGTTAAACTTTATAAATCTAATAAATTTTTAAAAGAAAACCAGGATAAGCAAGTTTCAGTATTAATGCTTACTTATGAATTATTAAAGGAAATAAAGAATGTCAAATCAGCTAGAAGCATTAAAAAATAAAATTAGGGAAATCTTATCCGAATTGAAAGAAGAGGATGATGAGATTAAAAAAGAAGTAACCGCTACTGGCAACATAGCTGGATATGATACCCCTAGTGCATTTGCCGGTCCATCTAAATCAGAAAGAGATGCTTTTCATAAAAGAATGGCTAAATCTGCTGGTAATTGGACACTTACTGAAAATAGATTACACAAACTAAGATTAGACCAAACTATGACACCAAACCAAAAGATTGGGTTGGGCGTTAGAGAGATAAGAAGAAAGGTTGATGAAATCGAAAAATTCTTAGAATGGTATGGTAGAATAAAGAAAGAAAATTCTATGAAGGGTGAAAATTTTTGGAAACGTACAAATCACCATATTTATAGAATGAGAGAAAGGTTATCTAATATAGGAAAAAATATAACCTATCTTAAAAAATAAAATATAGTATGAAAATAACTCGTGAGCAATTAAGATCAATAGTTGGTGAAGTTCTTCAAGAAGAGAAGGATTATCAATCTTTTTTCAAAGCAATGCTAAAAAAGCATGGTATAGAATCACCGGATGAATTACAATCTGATGATGAGAAAAAGGAATTCTTCAACAAAGTAGATTCTACATGGAAAGGTATATCTGAAAGATTAAAAGAAATCAGAGAAGCCGAATTAACCGATAAACAAAAACAATTAGATATCGATGGTGATGGTAGTATTGAAGCGGGTGATTTAGCTAAATTAAGAGAGGGCAAACTGCTGAAGGTGAGGAAGAACAATTACCATCAACACAAATAATAAGCAAAGAAGGTGAAACTTTAGTTAAGAGTGGTGCAGGTAAAATGTACAACATTAAAAAAGTAAATGAGGGAAAATATGATGCAGATTTAGATAAAATTGAAGCAGTTGTTAAAGGTGCTACATCATTTATGAACGTAGGTTCTGAATTAAAGAAAGCTGGTATCAAATATGATTTTACAACTTCTATGATTCCAATGTATATGATTAAAGTATCTGGCAACACTATTGCGATTGTAAATAAGAAATATGCAGCAG